GGCGGGCGCTGCTGCCCGTCACCGTGATCGAGCCTGCCAGCGGCGGCCAGCCGCTGCGAGCGCGCGCCTTTTCGCATGTCATGGCGCAGCTGGACGAAGGGCCTGCCGGCATTGCCGCCGCGCTGCTGACCGGCGACCAGAGCGGCATTCCCGAAGCGGATGCCGAAGCGATGCGGCGCAGCGGCCTTGCCCATCTTCTCTCGATCAGCGGCCTCCATGTCACCGCCTTGATCGGCGCGGTCATATTCCTGCTGATGCGGCTGATGGCGCTCAGCCGGCGCGCCGCGCTCGATTGGCCGCTGATGCTGATCGCGGCGGCTGGTGGGGCAGCGGCAGGCATCGGCTATACGATCTTTTCCCGCGCGTTATAGGAGTCAAACCCTGAATTGACCCCGGCCCGGCGCTCCCCGCGGGGGCAGTGTGGATCAAGCAGCCTTGGGAATCGGCGCCTCGTCGGCCAGCTTACCGTCCTTGAAGTGCCAGGCCTTCGCGTGGGTATCAGCGCCGTGCCCTGACAGTTCCAGCCAGTAGTTCTCGTCAAGCGGCTCATCCTCGCCCACCGGAACGAGCAGATAGATAAGCGTCAGCTTACCCTCGCCAAGGCTCATCGCCAGAACCTGATGGATGTCGCTGCCGTCAGAGAGGTCTTTCATGTCCATACCAAGGTCTTTGGCCGCTTCCACGAACCCATTGAAGGGGCCATTCGAGCCATGAATTTCGATGTGCGCGGCGAGTGCGTTGAACGCCTCCTTCAGCTTGTCCATTATCCATTCCTTGCTGAGTCGTCCGATGGCGAACTGGAACAAAAGCGGAACATATAATCAAGCAGATTTAGATGAGGCGTGGCCCCAATGATCTAAACATCGCGTCATTCGTTCAGAGGTAAAACCCGCCGGGAGACGAAAATGGTAGCTGAATTCACTCTGCTTGACGGAAATCCGGTGACAATCAATCTAGACCAGATAGACTATTTTCAACCGAGCGATGATGGCACTTTTGTCGTGTTCGCTGACGGTCGGCACCTTGAACTGCTTGATAGCTACGATGCGGTCGCTGAGGTGCTCAATCCGGAACGGCAGGCCGGCATCTGACTTCCGATGTGTAATCATTATCGCCATGACCCTGATTCGATCCCGACTTGGAGGGAGTATATCGGCTGGGATATTCGTCGACCGAACGCTGAGTTCGCAACGGACGTTTATCCTAAGCGAGCCGCGATGGTGGTTCGCAGGGATGATGGGGTCGTTCGCTCAGATGTAATGATGTGGGGCGTTCCGACGATGGTCAAAGGCGCAACCAAGATGCTGGAGAAGCGCGTCACCAATGTCAGGAACCTGACGAGTAACTTCTGGAAGTCGATGTTGGCCAGTCCCGCTCAGCGATGCCTTGTGCCGTTTTCGACGTTTGCTGAGCCGAAAATAGGGCAGGGCCGCGAAGAATGGTGGTTCACCATAAAGGAGCAGCCACTAGCAGCGTTCGCGGCCATCTGGCGGCAAAGTGAGCATGGCGCGGTCTATGCCTTCCTAACTTGCGAGCCGAATGAACTGGTCGCGCCGTTGCATCCGAAGGCGATGCCCGTGATCCTCGATCCTTTGCAGTATGAGGAATGGCTATCGACCGACTATTCCGGTGCCTGTGCCATGGCGCAGCCCTTCCCGTCGATCAGGATGGCAGTTCAATAGGGCTAAAGTGGCGGTGGCTTAGCTGTCGCTTCCCTGCGTGTCGGCCCGATCTTTCCGGCAGGCCTTCCACACTTTCGGCAAACCAGTTTTCGGTAAACCGTTCCGAGACCCAGCGACCAGCCCCGAGTCCTGAAATACGCTGCTAGTTCAGGACTGCGGAAGACCGCTGCACGGTTACAGAAGAAGCACCGGGCATAGAGGTTCGCGTCACGAAAAGTGAAATCGTCGAGATTATCCCACTTCAGATTGTGCCCCACCTCAAAGCGGTAGGGTCATTTGCCGCTGGTCATGGATCGTCGGCGGTCGTTCCATCGCGTTAACGATGCTCTGCGCCAATTCGAGCGCGGCTTGCTCTCTGAGGCGTTCTTTGGGAGCCGTAAGGGCCACTTTTGCCCATGCTGGCGCGTGAAGCAGGCTCTGTGCGAGCCAAAGAGAATCAGGCTGGTTCATACGGCTAAAGTAGGGAACGAAACGGGAACAAAGCAACCCATCTCATGTGGTTTGTTCATGGCGCATGCGAAACAAATCTCGGGAATGTCGGATTCTTACAATAGGGCCCGGCCTAAACATCGTAATGCGGTGAAGCGACCCGGGGAATGTGCTTCATGGCTACGTTCTCCTCCTTGGCCCGGCCTTCCTCCTTTGGACGGCCGGGCTCCTTGCTCCAGCATATTATTCGGGCTTGTGAGCCTCAATCGCCCGTTCGAGCAGGGCGAGCGCTTCGGTGATCTTGCGGGCCAGTGGACAGAGAATATCCTTGCTCAAGAGCGTCGCAGCATCAGCGAGCATAATTTCTTGCGCCTCTTTGCCGGGGACTGGGGTCGCAGTTAGGCCGATCACAGGGCACCGCCTTTCGCGAACACGAACAGGCCGCTATCATGAAACGAAGTTGGCTCTGGCTGAACCTGCATAGCGCCAAGCTGTAGAGCGTGGGCATCAGTCCATGTGCCGCGATGCTCTTCTATAAATGCTGCCGGGTCCAGAAACTCGCGGTCTAGGTCGTTCAGGACGATCTTGGGAGTCGAGCAAACGCCAACGAATGGTGCGAACAGGAACGTCGAGGAAAAGTCACCTACTGTGTGATCGCCAACACCCAACTGCTCGCTCAGCAGTGATGCGATGCGCGTATATTCTTTGGGATCGGTGATCGCCACGAGGAGTGGGAAAGCGATGACAAGGCGCTCTTCTGGGCGCTTCGTGTTGATCTCGTCCTGAGCGTGGATGACGTAATGGACGAACGGGGATTCATCGAGCGCGGCCATCAAGGCAGCACGGCAGGAATATGGATATTCCAGCATGATCGCGGTCATTTCCTGAATGTCGGCTTTGAGGTGGTTGCGCTTGTAACGTGCGAATGACCAGTAGAAGCCTCCATGCTGGGCTTCGTGCTTAATCTCTTCTGCTATCGCGTGACCCATGCTTTCGCAGGTATCGCTATACACGGATGCCGTGTAGCTGAATTTCACGAGTGCTTTCTTGGTCCTCAGCTTGAACAAGCTGATGGTTAGGTTTGGGTTGTCCACTGCGATCTCTCCAATAATCGGTTTTGAACAGCATCAGTGCTGTCAATAATAATTATCGGATCTTGCAGAAATCGCCCTGAAACAGGGTCAAAACTGATGATTTGATAGATACGGGATGACAAACTCATCCCGTGCCGGTCTTGGCCTGATAAAGACGTTCGAAGGCTGTAAACTCTCAGCTTATCTCTGCCCTGCTAAAGTGCCGACAATCGGCTGGGGCTTCACCACATGGAATGGTCAGAAGGTCAAACTCGGCCAGACGATCACTCAGGCCGAAGCCGACGCGGTTCTGGTCAGAGAATATGATGCCTATGAGGCTCAGGTCCGCAAGCTGGTGAAAGTGCCTGTCACGGCCAATCAGCTTGGCGCACTTGTCAGCTTCGCATTCAATGTCGGTATCGGCGCGCTGCGCTCATCCACGCTGTTGAAGATGCTCAACGCCGGTAATTATGCTGGTGCATCTGGCCAGTTCGCGCGCTGGAACCGTGCAGGGGGCAAGGTGCTGGCTGGCCTGACACGTAGGCGAGCAGCAGAAGCTGCATTCTTCAACACATAAGTAGAAATGTCCCAAGGACACTCAACAGGGTTGCTCGCCGTAAGTTGAATGAAAAAAGCCCCCGGTCATTTCTGGCCGGGGGCTTTTTGCTCTTTATGCTGCCTGCTTCGTGAGCATGTCAGCAACCGCTTTCACGGCTGCTGCCTTTTCCACTTCCTTGCGGTTGTCCGCAAAGAGCTTTTTGCCCCGAGTTATGGCCCTCTTGGTGAAGGCTTCTTCCGTAAGCTCAGCTACGCCGAGCAAATGGATTTTGCCGTTTTCCACCTTGAAAAACGCAGTTCCCATCTCAACCGAAAAGCCGTCGGGCTTGTTGAACGCCACCACATCTTTGACATCGACGCGTGAGCCGAGGGCTTCTGCGTCGTTGTCGCTGATGCCAGCGGCGCTCGACTTGTTACCGGCACGATACTTGGCCTCAATACCCTTGAGGTGACGGCCATGCACAGGATCATCAAAGGACTTGATGGTCGAGAACACGTCGCTCTCATGGATCTTGTTGGCCTCGAAATACCGGAAATACGTGGAGTATTTCTCGGCGCTGCGATCCAGTTCGAAAATCGAGTTCTGGGCGCTGTCCCAAGGGGCCAGTGCACCGTCACCGTCTTTCCATTCGCCGTAAAGCAACTTCGTGACCGAAACCCACTTCTGGGTCATCTTGGTGGTAGTGATACCGCAATTCTCTAAAGCCTTCTTGAAGTCGGCTTCGTTCGCTGGGTCAAGAATGATCTTGCCCACCTCATATGCGGCAGCAATCTGCCTCCAGAGGACTTCCCAGCCCTGAACTTGGAACATGGTGAGGTCCGCGTTGTCCGACAGCAAACGCTGGCGGAATTTAGCGATCTTCATTTCCACGTGGTTCAAGGGCTTCGCCTCTACCTCAGTGCCTTCTACCTCCGCCATGATGGTTTCGGCTTCTGCAACTTCAGCAGCGGTGTTGATGGTGGTTTCGTTTGCAGTATTCGACATGCTGTATCTCCTTTTGTCAGCGAGGATGATCGAGCAGTTATCCGCGACATTACTGCCGCAACTCTCGACCGCAGCGTATGGTGAACCGAAGTTCGTCGGCCTAAGGCTAGGCCTTAGGTCGTGGGACCAACCGCCGTGCTGGACTGCAAAGGAGTTTCCTCCAAGACATTGCCGCTCACGAGGAGTGACTGATGATCCGCGCCGCATCAGGAAAATATGTCGATTTCAAAGAGCCTCAGGGTTGCCCCTGATGAGGCCGTGATAGCGATACGTTTATGAAGACCGGGTTAGGTCGGATGGTTAAATTACCCTGAAAGCGTCACTGAGGGTTGTCACTCTTCGTGGGTAGTTGGGAGCGTGGTGCGCGTTTATGGCCCTGTGCGGGCTTCGCTGGGCGTCTGTGGGGCATCCAGTGTCGGGTCGGGCTTCCTCGGCGCAGCCACGATTTTCCCTACACCTCCTGGGGAGGAGCGAAGCGACTGGCCGTCCGCAGGACTTCTGAGCCGTCGGAGACTACTGTTCTGGCGAAGCAGCCAGAACTCGTTTCTGTAAGGGCTTGTCCTAGCGGGTTCACCGTCCGTAGGGCTCTGCCCGGAGGACGCGGGAAACCGCGTGGGACTACTCATTGGATTTGGGATGAGGGATGGATCAATGGGATGGGTTATTACTCTACAGAGTAATATACCTATTCTATTGGTCTATCGCTCGTTCTAAAGCCGATGACCTACTTAATACTATATAAACCTATTCTATTGGATAGAGATATAGACGCAGTGATCGTTAAGGCAGTATGATATCTATATAGCATAAGTGCCCAGATATTCCAGAAATAGATAAATAGATCGAACGCAATGAGAACCACGATATAGCGTTTTTTAAAGAGTTAGACAGGCATGTCCTGTTATGGCCCTTGGGATAGGTGGTTCTCTCCCAAGGGCTTTTTCTATGGAGAACCACAATATGTCGATCAACAAATTCTACTATGCCAAGCCCGGTGAGGCATTCGCGGATCAGCCATACTTCAAGTGGGTGAATGAGCATAAGTTCATAATCCAGAGCGAGACTGTCCCAGATGCTCCTGCGCTCCTAGTGAACACAATCGGTAGCTGGCTGAGCGACAGAGGAGAGCGTTGCGTCGCCTGGCGCACACCTCGCGGCAAATCCTACAACTTGATCCTCGCGTCGATAAAGAATGCTGACACTGCCCTGCTGTTTAAGCTGACCTTCGGAGGTTCGGCATGAACAGCATCCTGAACATATCGCCAAACCTATTGGCCTATCTGAAATCATGGCATCAGACATCTACGGGCAATAAGACTGCTGCCGGTCATACAGTGGACTTGCCTTTTCAGGACTTTCTCGACCTATTCGAGCCAAAGCAGCTTAAAACTCTCCAAGATGCCATTGATGCCAACCGCATCCGCTATCTTCAGGATAAAGGTAACAAGTATGCGTTCGTGCTGACATGGAAGTCATATGCGGCTCGCTCGACTGGCCAGTTCAACAAGGACACGGCGACGATCTGCTCACGCTTGAAGAGCAAGGCGATCAATCTCCCGAAAGCTGGCGACACTCTTCGTGAGGATCATAAAGCGGCTATCTCGGCCAAGCTGACTGGCATGGCGAAATCGGACGAACATCGGGCAAACATGAGCGAGGCGGCCAAAGGCAGCAAGAAGGCCGCATGGACACCAGAACGTAAGGAGGCCCGCAGGCAGCAGATTGCCGAGAAAAAGGCCGCCGCAGCCGCAACCCGTAAAGCCGCAGAAGACGCCGCATGGGCGCGTATTGAAGCGTTGAGGCGCGGGGATGACAGCTAAGCATAATCAGGCGAGCAGCAAACCGGGCAATCAGGTCTTCTGGCTATCGGTTCCCGGTGAAGCTGAAACACTCTCGAACACGCAACTCAGAGCATGGCTTGCAATCGGTTTTGACGATTGCCTGGATTACGACACTCTTAGTGGCTGGCAGAAAGCGCAATGGAGAATGGCTTTCACGCAGGCTCTACAGGTTGAGGCTTTGAAACTGGCATACAAGACGCCAGAAGTGAAATGGCTGTATGAGCAGGATGTGGATTTCGATCTGAATCCATTTACAAATGGCTGGAGGCCGTCCGTCACGGATGCAGATATCAGGCTGACCATCGATCAAAATGACAATGCTGCTATGCTGTTCAAGCTGACTTTCGGTGGCTCGGGCTAATGAATATGTCGATAGCTCGAAAGCATTGAACCCGGCCCTCAAAGGCCGGGTTCACTCTTAGTGATTATTCGACTGATTTGCTGCGCTTCCATTTCTGGTAGAACTCGTCGCCGAAGCGATAAGCCCACCAGCAGATGCCCAGCAGGCCTGCCCACTGGTTCAGGGTCAGCATTCCAAAACCTGTAACGGCCCAAGCGCATATGTCCGCAATGAACTTCATCGGGTTATCGAGCATTACAGGCTCCCCGCGAAGGCTTCATAGGCCGCGACGATCAGGGTAGCGGCCACGCCGCTTTTGAACTTGTGCTTAACCACCGTGGTAATGACCGTCTGGGTGACGGGATTTTTGATCAGGCCAACAACTGACTTGCCCATAATGCCGAGAATGTCGGCACCTATTTTCTTAGCTTTTGCCCTCACGGCGACACCTCTCACATTATGTTTTCGTTGCTGGCCCTTAGACAGCCGGGCCAGTGAGCTTGAAGCAATCGACGGTCATGATTGCCTGTAGGGTCGGACTGCCTGCGATATTGAAGCCGAAGCCGATGCGATCCGCGCGGTTGTTTAGAAATGCCGTGACGCCGGTCTGCACGATTTCGAGCCAGTTTTTACCATCATGGCTCGCATAATAGGTCAGGTTCGAACCGACTGACGAAACTCGATAAAATGTCGGCTGGAGCGAGAAATTCTGCATCGCGTTAGCAGGGCCGCCACCATAGGCTGTCAGGCTGTTGAAGTAGACGATGCCGAATGGAGCATATTCGTTGTTCTGACCGATGACGATCAGCTTGCCGCTGATACTGTCCATGATGAACAGTCCGCCTTTCTGGTAGTTGCGCTCATTCATCGTGATCGGCGCGTGAACAACTACGTCCCAATCCAGAGCCTTGTTCGTCAGCGTCCTGTAGCCAATGCGGCTGATATCACCGGATGCCGGGGCAGGGCCGCTCTTCACCATCAGGCCAACGTCGGTGTCATCAGCCACAGTAAGCTGGACTGCATTGCCGCTTAGGTATGTGAACGAACTGGCCAATGGCGGGTCGAAATACCATGGCTTCCCAGAACTACTGCTGTTGCCGCCCGCGGGAGCATCAATCCAAGCGGTCGCGAAATCACTCGCGCTGGTCTTGGCTAGAATCTGTCCAGAAGTGCCGCCTGTGGGAACGCCCTGACCGTTGGCGCCGTTCGCACCAGCATCGCCGGGATCGCCTTTGTCTCCCTTGTCACCTTTATCGCCTTTTGGTCCTTGAGCGCCATCAGCGCCCGGATCACCGGGATCACCTTTTACGCCTTGAGTGCCCTGAGTGCCGGGTGCGCCGGGGTCGCCTTTATCACCTTTGACCCCCTGCATTCCTGCATCACCGGGATCGCCTTTGTCTCCCTTGTCGCCCTTCGGGCCTGCAACCGTGGATGCTGCGCCAGCATCGCCTTTGTCACCCTTCAAGCCAGTCAGGCCGATCGGTCCCTGTGGGCCTACATCGCCGCGATCACCTTTGTCGCCTTTGTCGCCCTTTGGCCCTGTCTGACCGGGAAGGCCCTGAATGCCGGGAACGCCTTGCGGTCCCTGTGCGCCTGTATCGCCCTTTGGACCGGCAGGACCGGGAACTGTTGAGGCTGGGCCGACTGGGCCGGGTTCACCCTGAGGACCGGCTGGGCCGGTTTCACCTTGATCGCCCTTGTCGCCCTTTGGGCCGGGGATCGGCACAATGCCGCTCTGGACTTCTACGATTTCAACAATGGCTTGTTCGTAAAGGTCGGTTGTTCCGACTTCTTTTGTCATGTTTACCCTACCCTGACGGCTGTTACCGTTCCCTCTCGAATGGTTTGTGTCTCTCCATTGTCCCAGACGACCATGCACTCATATGCGAGTTCAGTATCTTCGCGTATGAAAGCGACTTTGCTGTTGCTGATGTGGACAGTGAGGGACTTGTCAGTGTCATCCCATGACAAGCCATCACTCAAAGTGAGCGTGAGATACTGCTTTTTGCCTAGATTGATGTGGAAGCCTGCGGTCGTAACGGTGCCGGTTACCGGATTAAATGAACCGGCTTCGGTCAGCTTCCAGATGCGTAGAAAGACTGTCGCATCGTCAGGAGCGAGCCTGTAGTAGCGGACTTCAATAGGTTTGTTTTCTGCCACGCAAGGTGCCTCCCATATCGTTTCCGATATTTATTGGAGGCGTGTGCTTAGCCTTAGTCTGAAACCTCTAGTGAATGCCTGAACCGGGAGAATACCTTCGTTTTAAGACATCTCGGTCTCAATCGGCCAGTCGTCGGCCCCGGTGCTGTCAGTCTCTCGCAATGGAACATCGGCATTCACGTCGGGTTCTGGATGCACTGCCATCGAGCAGCGAGAAAAGGAAAGGATCCGTTCATGGTGCAAGCATCAGCTATTTTTGACTCCCATTCAGAAGCCGAAAGGGCAGTTTCCGAATTGCGGACACTGGGCGTGAATGATGCCGACCTGTCTGTCATCGCTCATCATGGCGGAACAACCACAACCACCAGCGGCGATGGTGAAATAACAGATGAGCATCATCGCAACATCCTCAGGGGAATCCTCGGGGGGGGCGCCCTCGGCGCCGGGTTGGGGGTTGCTGCACTGGCTATTCCCGGCGTGGGACCACTGGCGGCAGCTGGCGCTATCGCGGCCTCGGTAGTTCCTGAAGCTATCGGCATTGGCGCCGTGGCGGGCGCCATTGGGGGAAGCCTCAATGAGGCCCTTACGAAGCACGGCGTGACGAAGGAAGATGCGGACTATTATGGAGGACGCTTGAAGGATGGTGCTGTCCTCGTGACGGTCGCCGACGCAGGATTGGATGCTCAGCGTGTTCGAGAAATCCTTTATCGCAACGGGGGGCACAACGCTTCACAGGCACGTAGCGCCTCGATCTAGTGGTTATCGCGGGCCGGAGTAGCATCAACCTCCGGCCCAACCCATCCATGTATGTGCCAAAACGACGGCGTCCGTTCGTTAGCGGGCTTACCTTTGATCGGTTTCTGCCCTAGGGCTTGAACGGCACATTATTGGTTGCCTGTAGAAACTGGAACCACGTGCTGCCCGCGCTCTGCGGCCCCTTGGCCGTCTCGCTGGTGATTTTCTCTTGGAGATACGCGCGAGCATTAGTTTCAGCCATCACCAACGCACTGTCCGTGCGTCCCATGTCACGAAGCAATGAGGCACCAGCGAGAAGCTGATCCATTGCCTGACCGTCGCGACCGCCACCCGACCAAGTATCCCAGCTTGGCGCTTTGACCGTCTGGGCAGCCGCAATCTCGGCATAGGTCTTCGGCAGAGCCGAGACATTGCCACTCGCAGCGGCCATCTGCGCTTCAGTCCAGATTGGCGTATTGTAGCTTTCACCAACGGCATTGACCAACATGCCGCCGTTCAGCTTGCCGGTAATGCGCTTCTGGTGGCAGGTGATGAGCCAGTTGACGATTGCTTCTGCTTTTGGCGATGCCGCGCGCAGCGCATCTAGGAAGTCCAACTTATGGGCAGCATGAAGCGCACTGAGCCAATAGCCGATCATGAAATCATGCTGGTGAACGTGATAGTCGCCGTCCGATAGGCAAGGCCCAAAATACTGAGCGGCTGCATAGATGCGGTTATTGTGGTTGCCGCCTGCGGTCGATGCTGGCGGGTTCAGGAAGCCCGGCGTGGACGCATAGAAGGTATCGTAGAAGCCCTCAAAATCGAACACCACCCAGTCCAGAATCTCTTCCTGACTGTAGAGCCTGCTTGAATTTCGCGACGCAGTTTTCCAAGCCAGCGCAGCGTGCATGAATTTCCAAGCAGCACCACGCGAGGCGAACTCGCCTGCTTCGCCAAAGCCATTGTTCAAAATCCAGTTCGTGTAGAGCCTCGCCTGATCCATGAACTTGTGGCCGAGGAACGCGAACTCAGGGGTCTGCCAGAGCAGCGATCCCCAATATGGATACTGGTGCGCGTGATCGACGTCGATTTGGTTCGTGCCGAAATAAGGCTTGTCGGAAGCTGAGCCCGCATAAGGCACGCTCACTCTAAGTGGGTTTGTCGTCGTAGCCACCATGTAGCTGCGACCGCCCTGAATGTAATAGGCCTGTTCGGCTGGCGTGCTTTGCTCACCACCACCATAATAGTGGTTACGCAGAGTGATATTGCGACGAGCCTGACCCTTGAACAGCGGGCTGGGCTTGCCCTTCTCGAAGCAGTGGTAAGGGTCGCTCACATAGCCAGTGAGGTAGTCGAGCGCGATTTGCCTCATGTCGCGATTGTCGTGCGGGCGCTTGGCGTTGATGTTTCGCGCATAGACGGCGACTGGCTCAGGCATGATCTGACGATCATCACGCACACCACCCGGTCCAGTGATCGGACTGCGGCCCATCTGATTGTAGGGCGTGTATTTCAGCCAGATGCTCGCGTTGGGCGCGATGCTCATCTGGTCATAACCCAACTTATAGGGATTGAGGGTGTTCTGACCCTGCGCGATGATATCGGTATAGGTCGTCTGCTCCCACGACATCATGCGATAGTTCGCGAAGCCGTTTAGCTGCTCCTGTGTGCCATAACGCATGTCACCGCCATTGACGGAATAGCCCGTCTGAGAACCGAACGGCACGGCCATTTCATAGGTCGGGACACGATCCCAGATTTCCTGCTGATTGTAGGCCGGAGGTTCATCGTGTGAGCGCCAAATGATGCCCGAGCGGACAGTGCCCTTAGGGTAGAATTTGTTAGCAGAAGTTGGCATCGGGTTGCCGCGACCATCGACTGTGCCGCCCCATGTGTTGGGGGTTGCAGCGGTATTCAGCGGTTGTCCGTCAGGCTGCTCAATGCGGCCCAGCAACGTGCCCTCAACGTCATAGATCATCCACTTATGCGGCACCATGTAGCTGTTCTTGCCCTCTGGATTGCCAAAGGGGTTCGCAGGCATTGTCGCGCTGTCCCAATCATAGCCAAACTGTAGCTGGACATAATTGCCGATGCGGATGCCGTTGCAGTGATATTCGATGCCGCCGATGACCGGCACTGGTCCCTTGGGTTCGACCTCTGTCCATGATGCCTGCGCGCTGTAGAGCGTGCTATCCTCAAAGCGACAGTTCTGCGCCGAGGGTTTCGTCATCACCAGTTCATTGGGATGCGGAACGCCAGTGCCGGTCGACCAGTCTTCCAGCACCACCTTATAGGCACGGCCTGCGGGGACGATCATGTCACCCACGACCACGGTCATGCTGTAGGGCTGGCCGCCGCCAATGGAATAGGAAACGGTCACTGGGGCCTGAGCCGTGGTGTAGCTGGTTGCGTCCACTACGAGTGCTTCAAGATCGGCAGCACTGATCGGGCCGGAGGAAACAGGCTCGTAAGTCCTCTCAATCTCTGGCTTGCCGAACGACACGCCGAGATATTCCACTTCCAGATTGTTGACGCTGGACGAGGTGTTGTTGCCCATGGCGTTACATTCGAGCGCCATCGCTGGGGTGATGCGTGGCTTGACCTCGCAGGGTTTGTCCGCGCCGACCTGGACGCCGTTGACGTAAAAGCGCACGGTGCCACCGGCACCACCCACATTGTCGATATATTCGGCTTCGATGGTCTTGAGCGATCCGCGCGCAAATCGCTCATCTGAATCGCTCACGATTTCCAGCGCGCTGCCTGCACCACGTCCGACGGATAGGACCACGGTGTTGCCTGCCCAGTGCTGCTTCAACGAGAACTGACCCACGTTCCAATCATAGAGCGCGGCCAAGTAAGGATATTCGTCGTTCACGACACCGCGCCATGACAACTTAATGCTGGCCGGCGTCTGGGTGATCGTCTCGTCGTTGGTGATCTTGAACTCAAGCGCCAAAGGCTCGGTCGTGAGATAGATATGACGCTGGAGACGCAAGCGGCCCTGATACATGTCGCTGGTATCGCCGGGCGCACCGCCGCCCCAGTCATTCGTATAGACGCGCTTTGCGATGGAACTTAATTGGCTGACCGCGTTGCCGCTGACGGGCCAAGGCGAACCGGCGCTGTTGATTGTCCATTGGCTTGAAACCGGCACTGAGATTTCGTTGCGGCGCTCAATGCGAAGGGGAAAACCAGTCGGTGTGCTCAGATTGAATGTGCCAGTGCGGCCCGCAAGGTAGATGCCCAGCGAGAAGATCGAGCCGGGATCGCCATATAGAGTGCCGGAACCCGACAGATCGATTTCCTCACCGCTGCTCGGTGGCAGAGGCTCAGGAGCGTTGGTCAGGCCAAAATAGACAGCCGTGCCGTTGAGCAATGGCTGCGCCCAAATACCGATACCGGCGCCGGGCGTGTTCTTGGGAATGATGACCATTCCGCTCTGCGTCATCGTCAGGGGAGGGGCGCTGGTCGAGATAGGAACGAGAATGCTGATGCCAGAACCGCCAGCCGACTGACCGGCATGTTCTGAGAAGTTGAGCAGGGCAGGCACATTCAGGGTGCCGTCAATGCCATCAGTGCCGTTGAGGCTTTCCAGCCACTCTGCTTCCGTGCCCACGAAGCCGTTCTTTACGGCTGTCTCGTAGGCGGAATCTCCGCCCTCGATACCGTTCTCGATGATCTCGCTGGCAAGTTCGATCAGGGTGCCAACGCTTCGGTCCAACTCCTGAACAGACGCATTGGTATGGATGATGCCATAGTTGAGATTGGTGCCGGTGCCGCCGCTAAAGGGAAAAGCCAACTTGAGTTGCTGGCCATTAACCATGCCGTCGATTTCGTAGTTTTTCCCGTCGATGACAAGAATGTCGCCGCGCCTGATCGTGTTGTCGAAATCGGCATTGTTACCAATAACGATATCGGACTCGTAGGTCACATTAACGGTGCCAGACTTAAACCATGTCATCGTGGATTATCTCCTATCTTGTATAGGAGTATTTATAGGGTCAAAGACCGGTCGGTCTCTTCCATCTCTGTAAAGATATTCAGAAAATCCAATTTATATGTTGGTTATGGTTTCCAGTTATGCCGATAGCCAGCACTCGGGCGGACATGCAGCACAATATCAGTTGAAAGCTGGATGCAGCTTCGCCCGTAAAGCAGACACACCATTCCCTTTTTTACTAAAAATCTGCTAAGATACTGGAAAAGGGAATTGTTTCACGAAGCCGCGCGTCCATCCGTAGCTCCTCATGCTCTTTTGACGATGCGTTGAGACAAAAGACATTGCTTCAACTGTCGAGCATTGCCAAGGTGAAGTGAGAATTGGGGGCAAGTGGTGTCAGATTTAGACAGGCTGGAGCAGTTGAACCGTCTGCGTGAAAGCGGCGCACTCACGCAGGATGAGTTTGATCAGGAAAAGGCGGCAGTTCTGGCAGCGGATCAGGCGAAATTCCTGAGCAACGGGCTGAAAATCGCCATCGCCGTGGCCATCCTTATATCTGTGATAGCGATTGCAATTCTCGCCAGTAGGAATTTGAGTGCTCCGGGCGGTCCGACTGAGCAGGTGGAGGCGTTGGCTTCCCCAGCGTCGATAGTGCAAATGCAGGAAAACGGACCTGTTGAGAACATAATTGTGCCCAACACCGATTGGGCGGCGCCTGCTCCCAGCGCAACTCTCGACTGGGCTTTTAGTGAACAGATTATCGGCCTCAACCCGGCATACGTCGAGACCGTTCTTGGACCCGCTAAAAGCAAGCGAGGCAGCACTTGGGAGTTTGACGTGAAGAGCTGCACTGTGACTTACGCCGTCGCCGAAAATGAAATCACTAGCGCGAGCACGATTGTCAAACAGGGGTGTTATCCGAAAGTAATGGGCACGCTGATCACACCGCAAACCACTTATGGTCAAATCAAAGGTAGCTACGATGTCATTAGATCATGGTGCATACATTACTGCGGAAATGCCGCTGACCCAACAATCGAGCTTTATAAACCTGGCTCCCGCGCAAACAACTTCATCGATGTGGTTTACTCAAGCCAGTATGGCGATAGTCAAGCGGTAGCAATGGACCTTTGGGTGAAGGCCATTCGAACAGCACACGGAATAAATGATGATCAGCTCGATCAAGAGGACTACAAGTGGTATCAGTGCGTTTCAAAACCTGACGCTCAAGTTGTTAGGGCGCTCGCGACAGAGCAGGTCGGCGATGTGACAATTGGGCGCGATCTCACTGGTTACCCAGGCTGTCGCTTCCTGAGATAATCTCACTATGAGACGCTGGGCTGCCTTCAATAGGTGCGCGATATACTGGCCTCTGATGTTCAAGATCTATTTTACGCCCGTATCATCGGCTCAACGCTAAACGTCCACATCGCCTCTCGTCCCATTTAATCCGGAAGGGCTGTAATGGCCACTATCTACCCGTTCGTCGGAGTCATTTCACGCTGACCCTGAATTAGTCGCGCTTCTAGCTATATGTTCGCAGGACAAGCAGGGATGCACCGCCCATGTTGATCGATGCGCCTGAGTTGGAAGCTGCTCTTGCTCGTGCCAAATATGTGCCAGGTGTCGAGGCATAATAAGAGCGCATGAAACTCGCGTAGTGATCCGTGCTGCTAGAGCCAGTCTGCAATGCAGTCGAATTGACTGAAATCTCGGCTGTCCACTGCGCACCATTGCTGTAAGTGAACTGGAAAGAACTCATCAGAATGATCGTGCCGGGTCGCGTCATGACGATTGGGATCGTCACAACGTCGGCCATTGCGCCCAAAGCAATCGCGGTAGTATTGGTGTTCTCATACGTCTGTGTGACGCCATTTGCTTCAAGGTGTCCGGCAGTGATCGTGCCTTCGACAAGCAAATCGCCGCTCATCCTCACATTGCCGCCGACAACCTCGAACACCTGTCTGAGATTGCCGGGATGGCCGACGAGAAAGCGGTCTGCATTGACCGCGAATTCACTGTTGCCGTTTGGATCGCTAACAAGACCCCAGCCGCTAATGACGCCCTGATTGTCTATGCGCAGAGTTGCGGATGCACCGTAGCCGTCGATGGCGTTGCCATAAGTGGACAGCTTTTGCTCCAGCGTGACGCCACCCTGATCGTTAAAACGACTGGTGAGCGTGGTGATCGCATCTGCCTGCGCGCTGTCTGCCGTAGCACGCGCCGTTCGTTCTTCCTCGATTGCAGCGGCCCAACCATTTTCACCCACCTGGGCGCTGATAGTGTCGATGCGCTGACTAAGTGCTTCGTCCCCATTTGCGATGGTGAGATTGATCGTCTCCATCGCGGCAGAGACCTTGCCGTTGATGTCGTCATTCCAGACTGCCGACTGGTCGGTGATGCGCTGAGCAAGCGCCTCATCAGCGTTGACCAGCGTTTCAATCTGATCGTTGAATTGGCTTTCATTGTCATCAATGCGGCTGGCCTGCTGGTCGAGACGCAGAGTGTAGGCTTCTTCTGCCGTCACACGGGCGCGACGCTCTTCCACGATGGCAGCTTCGATATCCTCTCCGAACTTCGCGCCCATGAGCAGGATTTGTTGGGAGATAGCCTCTTTATCGTTCGCGCGGGTTTCCTGTTCAAACCTCAGAATGGCATCGAAGTCGTCCAGCTTGCTTTCAAGTTCCAGCACTTTGCCCGATACAAGAGTGCCATCCTCAATGTCGGTGTAGAGCTTTTCGACTGCCTTCTGGACCTTACGGTCGGTCCTCAAACCATAGGCATTGGCCAGTTTTGCAAAGGCCGTGCTGCGCTCGACATTAAGGGCCGCAACGCCTTCCAGTTTCTCATTGAGGATAGGAAGAACGAAGCTGTCCTGCGGCAAGGTATGAAATTGGACGGTTGCCTCATTGAGCAGGTCAGTGCCGAAAGCATCATAGGCCGCATAGGTGATCCAGTATCTGGTATCTGCTGCCAGCGGGATTTGAATGCTCGTATCCGGCCCGACATATTTGCTCGTCACGGCGCTCTTGCGGACAGGATATTGGGTATCGGCCCACACGATGAAACCGGCCCAATCGGTGTCGTCGGGCTTAAGGAAGTTGAGGGCTGCGAATGTATCGCCCTTCATGTGGTTCATGGGTGGCACGGCTGGTGCCGGATTTACAGATTCTACCAGACGCTCGTCGGACCATTTTCCGCTCGCAATCTGAGTGGACAGATAGACCTTAGGTGAGCGCGTCAGACCAGCGGCGACATTCTCTTCATAGGTGAGCGCATCCTTGTAGATACGCATACCTTCGGTATCAGTGCTCTGCTGTTCGGTGTGATTGACATAGTGCGTTACAGACTGGTTCAGGCATTCATATCGAATACGATACTGCCATTCCTGACCGTTACTGGGATGCTCTCTAAACCAGACAACAAGGTCACGACCTGTAAACTCAATAGCTGCCATGGCTTAGTCGAACCTCACAAATTCAGGTGGCCAGACAATCTCGTCACTAGTGCCATATTCGAATGTCACTCGGAGGATCATCGCAGGGCTTGCTTTGCCCAAGGTATTTATTGAGCGTAGGCTGAAGACATGTTCGCCGGGTTCTGCATTGCGCATGGTCGCAAAGGTGTTTGGCCCGCGATAAACCTCTTCCCATGTGCTGCTACCGGGACGCCTCACTTCGAGTGAGTAACCCTGCAAGAGAATGCGGTAGCCGTCCTCAGTGTTGAGTTCGACTGCGTTCCAAGACACGTCAAAGACGTTCTGTGGGCCAAGCTGCTCATCCGTGTAGCTGCGCGGGACAGCCTTCAAGCCTGTGGGCGTTGGCGTGATCGGATTAAGCTGGGTCCATGGGCTGTATTCGACCGGCACATTGTCATCGAAGAAAGCGAACTTGCCCTCATGATGGAGCGTGCCCTTGACGGTGTAGCGGCCCTGACCAGCTTCAACGATATCCTTGATGCGGAATACGCGGGGCTGAACGGCTGCTGGGCTGAATTCAACGATGCCAACAGGAGTGTCAGGGTCAAGGTCGGTGGTATCGACGTTGATAATATCGGTTGTCTGATCGCTGCTAAACATCGTGACCGCACGGGTGTCGAGGCCGTTGCCGACGACGAGATGAGCGCGGTAGGTAGTGCCTGCCTTCACCGGAATGGGCTGATCTAGGCGCAGTCGGGTAGGGCTGATGATCTCAGCCACGCGGCCGGTTGGCTTTTTGCCTGATCGCGTCCAGTCATCCACCTCAATCAACTGGCCTGGCGCATAGCCCGCGCCCGCGAGCAGGGTGTCAAACTCTACGGTGACATATTCCTTCTGCGCGGCGAAAACGAGGATGCGGGCAAAGTCGTAGGCTTCCTGTCTGTTGGTGCATCCAGTTTTGTAAACCGTGCGCGACACCACGCCATTGTTCGCGATGCCAAGGGCGCGGTTACGGTCGATGCTCGCCTGATCGCGATAGACGACCAGAGCCTTGCGGTAATAATCAGCCGGATCGTCAAATTCGACAATCACCTCATTCAAGCGATCCTGAATGGGCGCACTGCCATATTTGAACTTGCCGTCTGCCGTCGCGGAGTTGTTGATGTAATGGTCAACGGCGTCCTGCGGACGATCCTGCATCAGCACGATTTCTGAACCGTTGAAGTATGGATAGGCGCGGAACGTCTGGGCGAGGTCGATCAACCCTTGCCAGCCATCTATCTCGTCGGTGAACTGCTTATTGAGGGTGAAGCGCGTCCTGCCATTGACTGTCTCGTCACAATACTTGGCCGTCGCCAACAGAGCGAACTTATTGAAAAAGCTCTCTGGGAAGCCGCAACCCATGCGCGGATTTGTAGCGATTTCCAGCCAGTGCCAGACAGGATTACTGGTGACGGCATATTTCCATGCGCCATTCCAGATGCCCGCATAAGTCTTTGCCACGGGATCATAATTGTCTGGGACACGGACCTTTTGCCCGCGCACGATGACAGCAATCTCCGGGCTAGAGCCTAGATCGAACTGAGAGAGGTCCAGCATTGTGCTGAATAGCGCGGTTGGCACTTCGCCACCGCTGCCATCATAGGCCAGTTCCTTGTCCTGATATTCTACCCAGCCGTTGAACGCGGTATCGTTCTGTAGTTTGTCGTCCGTGCTGTCAGGGGTGGTCCTGTAAACGCGAAACATCCACGGATCGCTGTCATCGCCAACGGTTTTGGCCGGCGCCACAATCGAGTAATCGCGCACGAATGGATCGCTGGACTTCTCGTTCACATACCATTGGCCAGCCGGGGTCCAGTTAGGCGCGCTCATGCGCTTCACGTCGAAACCGCCCTGAACGACAGTAGTGGACTGGTTGCCCTTCTTGCTGGTTTTCACCAATCCGTTGAAGCGAAGGCGAGCTTTGACACGGTTGACGTTTGCGTTTGTGACCGTGTTGGTGACGTAGAACTGACTGCCGCCACCTGCTTGTGTGTGGCGTAGTTCGATATTGCCATCGAAGTTGGACGGGATGCCCGGAGTAATTGGAACAGGGGACTGACCCGCAATGCCATATCGCTCCGCCCAACTCAGGCCGTCGAAATTGAGCTGGCCCGTGCCACGGTCGCGCAGCGGCACTTCGTTGACGAGGATATGCTTTTCCTTGTCCTCAACCGTGTCGCCGACGATGCCGCCAATTTCGCCCGCGCCCAGAGCAGCCGTGAGGCGCAATGTCGCGTCACTATACGTGGTGTTGCGGATCGTCTTTCCGCCACCTTTTTTGCCGTTTGCTTCCATCGCAGTTCTGATCGCGTCAGTTTCACGGAAAACGCCCGTTCCGCCGAACTTCGCCAGCCACGCATTCTGGGGGGAGTTCATGGGGCTGGAATAATCAACGTCTGTCTCCAGCACGTTGAAGCCGCACAGAACACGGTCGCCCGCAATGTAGGAAAGGACTGCGCCTTCTGTCTGGGTGTTCAGGCCATTCTCATACAGTGCTGACTTGCGCTTATCGTTATTGGTCTGCGCCCTTGGCATCAGCAGATTGAGTAGCAGGTTGACCGCGATACCGACTGCCGTGCTGATGAGCGCGGTAATGAGCATAGCTGATGTGATTTCATGGCCACCAGCATGAGGCCCAATGTGGAGTGTCGTGCCATCGGGGAGCGACCAGTTGTCCTGAATCTGCTGGCCGGTCAGATTAGTCGAGTTTTTCCATGACTTGCCGATACGAAATTCTGCTGGGGCTATCTCGATCATGCGTCGGAAAGGAAAAAGCTGCTCAAGGGCCGTCACGACTTCCTTGGCAGTAGATGCGTGGAGTTTCAGTCCGCGCTTATATCCGGTGGGTAGCTTATCCTTGTAAGCACCATGTAGGACGACCTTTATCATTATGGTTTCAGCCTCCAGAATGTCATTGCGTATTTTTCGATTGCGCGTTCCTCATGCTGCGGCGTCCACTCTTCTGAATGGCGCTTGCTGAGTTGATGAAGATACTTCCCTTCACCCCGATAGATCGCGCAGTGGTTCGCGATTGGGCTGTTCCAGAACATGATTGCGAGGTCGCCGGGTTGCCGATCGGCACGATCAACGGGAGCGAAGCCCAAGCGCGGGGGCCAATAGCGAAAAGGATCTTGCCCGCGTGCATGACTGTGATGCGCGCCCGGCTCCCTGACGCGCGGGATAGCGTCTAAGATGCGGCCAGATGCCCTGTAATAGTCCGCACACAGGGTCCAGCAGTCACGAATGCCCCAGAGATATGACCGCCCTAGCAGGGGTTCTAAGGGCTTCTCAGGCCCCCAGATTTCGGGGAATGAAACATCGGTGACGCCAGCTAGGTTCGCATGGATTGCCACGATGCCCCATGTCCAGCCGGTCGCGATCTGTTGCTCTGTGTCCCTGTCGCTGGGCTCAGCCGACCCGTTGGGATGGCTGTGGAGGAAGAGGGCAGGGCGTTTAGCTAGAAGGCGCGCATTATCTTCGTGGGAAATGATAAAGCCGTGTGTCGGGTTGGGATCGACGTTCTGTAGTTCAGCCCAAGTGCCATCTGACCAAATGGCAACGATAGCCTCTGCGGGCCATGCCTGCGTGAAGATGGGCTTGATTGTCTGCCATAGATCAGGGGATAGAACGTCCATCCCATACTTATCGGAGAGCCTGCCTAGCGGGCTTGGCAGGCGAGCTAGGCAGGCGACTACCGCTTACTGGTTAGAACGACGTGCGGCCCAAACCAATGGAGCAATGCCTCTACAGCAGAGGCCCAAGGCAACCAAAATCAGAGGTAGTTGTTTAATCACAAAGCACAAAAAAGCCATTTTATCTCCTAAAACGTCACCGGAATGTGGCGACTTAGGAGAGCCTGTATCGCTCACGAAATAATCGCAAGCGCATTTACCTGAGTAGATTACTTCCAAGACCGGGATAATGCTCGCGGGTCATCTTGAAGCCGGGGAACTTGGCGCGTTTGAAGTCCGCATGTGTGGCGAGCGTTAGGGTTAAAACCTGACCGTCGCTTGCCACGCTATCGAGGAGGTAGCGTTCAATGCTAAACGCGGCCTGCGGATTATCCGCGATTACGTCAGCAGCTAGGGTCTGATAGCGCGTTACTGGGGCACCGGGGGCATCATCATATTTGGCCAGCGTCACGGCAAGCGCCGATCCAAAGTCAGGCATCTCTATCGTCGGCTGGACGAGGTTTTCACCGCCGCGCTGAGAACCAGACGTGACGAAAGCATAAGGGGTCCAGCGCACACCATTGAACAGGATGGTCCCGGTTTCTGGTAAATCGGTCTGATAGCTGGACGTGTTGACGAAGCGATACACGTCATCGCCAAAGGCCGTTAGGTCGAGCGAATAGAACTCAATGAGCCGGTCGAATGTGCTTTGGTTGAGGTTCGGCATTAGACGACCTCTACCGCGAGCGTGACTGTCACATGCAGATCACCATAGGTTTCACCGAACCCAAAGGAGTTGGTGGGACGGAGCCTGATAGGACCACGGACGTTGCAGGTGTAATCATAGACCCGGTTGAAATGACCGGCTTTCAACTCGTCCATGAGCGCAAGAGCGTCAGGCTTCAACAGAACCCATGTGAGGGTCGCTGTCTCAGTATAAGGACGCCAGCCAATGGTGCCGCTCATCATATAGGAGCCGGTCTGCATAGTCTGTTTGATCGGTGTGACCGACCAGTCGATGGGGACAAGAAGCTGACCCTGATGTGGAAGTGCGGGCATGTTTACCTCGTCTTTGCTAGTCGCGCATCAATGCGCTGCATCAGTCCGCGCTCATAAGCGGCCTGTTGTGCTTTCAGTTGGGCAAGACTGTCGTCGTTAACGCTGCCCTGAATGATGATCGAAGTGCCGCCAATCGTGATGCCGCCGCCATTATTGCCCACAGCATTGCGGGCCGTGCGGTTATTCATGATCGTGCCAGCAGCGCCGAAGCGCATCAGTTCTGGTCCGTCTTCACCAACCCAGCGAACATCGCCAGCACGAACAGAACCACCGCTGCGACGACCGCCGCTAACGCCAGATGATCCGCCGAGAGCGCCAGTTATCACGCTGGTCAGAAGGCCCCCAATGCCACCTTTACCGCCTAGCTTCTCGCCAAGGAGCGCAGCTTTCGCGATTGCCTCTAGCAAGCCGCGAAGAACGCCGCTGATGAAGGATTTGAACGCCTGTTTCGGGCCGTCCCACATTGCCGTGAGGAAGTTGGCGAGCGAACTAGCTGCCTGTGCCTGACGGTCCATATGGACAGCCTGTTCTATCTGCTTTGCGAGATTCTGTTCGTTCAGAATTAGCTCTTCGCGCTTGGCAGCGGTGATCCCTTCAACCTGGCGGATACGTTCGATATTGGCATCACGCTCGCGCTGGATTTGTAGGATGCGGCGTTCGTCTTCTGCCTTGTCGGCATTGACGCGGGCATCCTTATCGACGGCAATATCCTGAGCGCGCTGCGCCTGATCCCGTTCAATATCCTTGATCGCGGTCGCGGCTTCTTTGGCCTTGGCCTTGCGATACCAAGCAGCGGTTTCAGCATCGAGTTTCTTGGTCAGCTCGTCGCTATATGCAAGGTCAGTGCTCAAGCCTGCGCGACGGCGAGCCTCCACAAGTGCAAGCTGTTCCTGAGAATAGGCGAGTTCGCGGACCTTCTCGTTGAAGTCCTTGATGATCTCGCTGACCTTCTTCGCTTGCTCACCATCGCGCAGCGTTTTGAACAGGCCCCGGATTGCGTCTGCCTTCGCGTTTACCTGCGTAATGTCACGACCCAGACCGGCTCGTTCCATCTCATCCGCGAGGGCCTTTTGCTCTTCACTAAGAGTGAGGTCTTTGATGCGCTTGTTCAGGTCCGCGACGGCATCAGCATACTTCTTTGCATCCTTTGCCTTCTGGTTGTCGCCCCTATTTGAGCCGCTGCCTGCGCCAGCTTCGGGCCTCTGGGTCGGAGTGGTGCCGCTGTCCAGACCGCCAGATGCCGCCGCGCCAGAAGCCCGACCAATCTGACGCGCTCGCCTAATCAGGCTTTGGACGCCGTTCTCCGCTTCATTGCCAAAGCCTCCGTTGAAGGCCGAGCCCATGTCTTTGCCCAGCTTGTTCCACGCGCTGGTTTCCGCAGCGCCGGGCTTTGGTGGGGCAACTCGACCAATCTGGATATTGGCAACTTCTGAAATGCCAGCGCCCAGCTTGTTCGCTGCGCCGATGACGCTGTTGATCGCGCCGATGGTCTTGTTGACCCATTTCTCGATGAACGCGCTGATGCCATTGAAGACAGCCGCGACATTGGTCGCTACGCTCTTACCGAAGCCGACAATCGCATTGTAAACCGTGCCAACGGCCTGACCGATGCCAACGAAGACGTTCTTTGCGCCAGATAGAATCGTCTGGAAACCGGGGGACAGGCTCGACCAGATAGCACCGGGAAGCTGATCGAACAGCACGCCGATAGCAGCAACGCCGCCACGGAAGGTGCCGATAAGCAAATCCACGACGCGGGCTGCGCCAGTCAGGATACCTTCTGCATTGAATTCAAGGTCGCCGAACAGGTCGTTGAACCAGCCCTTGATGGCGCCCCAAACCTGTTTGATACCCGCAATCGGCGTGGAGAACGCACCAGCGAGGAAGTTGCCGATGTTAGAGAATATGCCCTTTAGATCGGACGCAACGCCTGTGAATGTGTCCTTGAGGATTTTCTTTGCATAGCCCACGGCTTCGGGCACTCGCTCCCACGCGGCGGCAGCGATATTGCCCCATGAGGCCGTGTTTTTCGATGCCTCGTCGTTGATGCCGAGGAACTGACGGATACTCGCGAATGCGCGATTTACCACATTGGAGAGGCCACCGAACACGGTTCCTGCGACTTTGCCGATGTAGTCGATGGCAGTAGCAAGGCCGTTGAAGACGGCAGTGAGTGTGTCAAGTGCTGGTTGGACGCCCTGACCGCCGGTGTTAATCGACGACCAGACGCTGGCCAGTCCATTGATCACCTTACCAATGGCACCGACGATTGCGCCAACGACGTTGCCCAGCGATCCCAAGACAGGGGTGATGGCGCTAACGCCTGCCGCGATGGTCCTCAGAATCTCTTTGAACGCAGTGCCTAGCTGGCCGCCGCCGATTGCTGCGAGGGCTTGGAACATCGAGTCCTCGACGTTCGCCATCGCGCCACTGATGGTGTCCATCTGGCGAGCCATTGCGCCGCCGAATTTGGTATTTCCCAAGTCCTCTAGGTATTTCTGGATTTCCTGAGCGTTGTTGCGGACGGTCGTGGTCACACCAGCGAAGGTGAACTTGACCTTATCGCCTTCCTTGCTCGACTTGATGCCGAACTCTTTCAGTCGTTCGAACTCGCCGGTCGCCGCGTCGGCAACCGCTTCGATCATCTGCGATAGCGGCTTACCCATTGCGGCAGAGGTATTGCCGAATGAGATGAGGGCCTTTTCCGTGGCCTCAAGGCCGAGGGTGCGTAGCTTGATAAAGCCCTCGACCGACTGGCCAAGGTCGAAAGGTGTCTTTTCGGCGAAGTCGACCAGCGACGCATAGCTGTCTTCGGCCTTCTTTGCGTCACCTGTGATGGTGAGCAGATTGGCCTTCCAGACTTCCACCTTCGACGCAGCATCGAGCGCAGCCTTGCCGACCATGCCAATGCCAGCAGCGATGCCGACACTCGCGGCGGCCGCGAGATTGAGGGCAGGGACGAACGACGCGATGTTGGACATTGCGCCGCCCAGATTGCCCATCTGGGAAGTGATGCTGCCGACAGTGGTGGTTACGCTGGAGCGAACGCGTCCAAGCGCATTCTCAATTCCAGTTGCAAATCCAGTGTTGATGCGGGCGTTACCGATGCCGCTAATGCTGCGCTGGATGCTATTGGATTCTCGCTCGGCTACTCGTCCCGTCGAAACTAGAAGGCCGCGAAGGGTATCTAGCCCGCTGAACGCCCTATTACCGGCAAAACCAATCTCAATTGCTACGTCTTCAGTCATGCGATAGGCGCCTCCATTGCTTGGTTATTTATGTGGAGGTCAGCGTATGACTGATGTCACGCTATCACGCGCTCGCATGATCCGATCTAATGCACCGCGTCCATCGACCGGAGTGCTATCACTATTTGTGGATTGATCTTCGGCGGACTCTTTTGCGCCGATTACAAGGGTTAGATATTGCGTCCATGTCATGGCAGCAATTTCACTGGGCTGCATTCCTAGATTAACTAGTTGGTAGAATGCAGCCTCAGTGTCAGTCAAAGAACTTACTTTTTTTTCTTGTCAGTTGCCTGATTCTTGGATTCTTCCCACAGCTTAACAGCCTTGTCGCCGCCAGTCAGGAACAGGACGCAACGGGCAAGTTGATCCTTCAGTTCTTCGTTGTGATTGAACTCCGCTGCTTCTGCAAAGAAAGCGTTATGGATTTCAGCGCGCGAGTATTCCGTGCCAAATTGGAGGTGATAGAATACCTCAACAAGTTCGCGGGTGTTGCGGGCCGACTGAATATATTCGAGGCCGTCCATGCCAGTCTCCTGCGCGAGATTTTCCAAAGCACCGAAGTTGGACTGAAGCTGGATTTCGTCGCCATCATACTTCCAAGTGAAGACGTGAACGCGGTTCTTGAGTGCCATTTTTTGTTCTCCTTATTGGCAGTGTGACCGGGATCACTCCCGGTCACATGGCTAGTTATGCAGCGAGCGGTAGGCCGGTTGCAGGATCATAGATCGTGACGGCGCTGGTGTTGCGCAGGGTGTAGCTGCCTTCACGGACGCCGACTGCGCCAGCGGTCAGTTCGACGCCGGTCATCAGGAAGTTGCCGCTGTAGAGCTTGGTCGTGCCGTCTTCGACGATCACATAGGCCCAAGACTTGTTGCGAGCACTCAGAAGCAGGCTTGCCGCAGCGTCAGTCAGTGCCGCGTTGGTGGTGAAGGTCAGTTCCCAGCTTTCAGTGCCGGGCATCGAGATCTTACCAGCCGACTTGGTGTCGATTTCCTGAGCGTCAACGCTATAGGAAAGGGTGAACTCGTTTTCGTTTTCGATAAGCTCGAAATTGGCAAGATCGCTGGTGATTTCGGCAGTTGCAGTCTTGCCGATCATCACACGGCACTTGGAACCCAACTTGATGTTTTCAGTAGCCATATCGGCAATACCTCTCTGTTATGTTGATATCAACAGAGGTATTTATTGATTGTCGCGGCTGACCTGACTTAGAGACGGTTAGGGTAGAACGTGCACGGAATAATCCAGCGGTTCCTTTTGTTTTCAGGTTCCGGCCTTGGAAGCAGGGTCGCTGCTATCAGAGCATGACTTTCCTGAACTGATCTAAGGACTTTTTGTGCGATATCAATCTGACTGATGCTCAAATCATTGGTGACATAGCAGAGGTTGAAGTTCATCTTTGTCCTGATGGTATCATCGAACACAATGCCGTCGATATAGATGGCAGGTAGCTTGGATGGGATGCCATAATCTACAAGCCCCCAGTTCAGGCTGTTCAGTGTAGGGTCTGCGCGCACTAGGTCGCGGATATGATCGACCAGTGCTTTAACGCCCACGTGTCACCTTCCTAATCTCATTCTTGATGCGCTCGCGCAGTTTCCCCTTGGTAGCTTCAAATGCAGGTTTAACCGTGGGCTGGGCTTCCTTCTTCGAGGTGCCTTCTTCCACCCAGCGGGCATGAGGTGCGCTCGCGAACACGGTCACGCTGGTCTTCGTCACGCGACCGTCAATGCTGTCGCGGAACTCACCAGTGCGGACAGGCGCGATGCTCTGGGCAAAAGGCTTGAAGTCCTTCTCAACCCAATCCTGAGCATCTTTCTGTGGCGCGTGGTCCACTCCGTCACGAATGCGGGTGACTTTGCGCACGAGTGCGCCCCAGCCTTTAACGCTCATGCAGCACCACCTTTTGAATAAGGTGTTCGGTGCCAACGCCAGACTGCTTTACGCTCACAATATCGTAGGTGACGCCCTTCACTAAGAGTGAGGCCCCCTCGATGGGGAATGGTGTCGCGCTCATCAGGGCTTCACACCTAACGGGCTGTTCAGGCTCAGCAGTGCGATTGATTACCTTGACGCGAACAGGCGCGGTCTGGTCCTGAACGTCCAGAATATCGCTCTTTAGGGTTACGAGGCCAACGGAGCCGACCTTGGCGAGCAGGCGGTCTGCCGTGGCCTTCGCTTTGACTAGATCGACCATTAGCGCACCACCTTGATGACGCTGATGCCGTTGCCGGTCGATGCCTTAACCGTGACGCTGGAAAGCAGAGCAGTAATGTCGGGAAAGGGGTCTGCACTGGCAACCGCGTCGAAGTAGGTCGTTTCTTCCGAGAATGCCCCATCGAGGCTTTCCTTCTTCGTCTTGATCCCAGCAGCTTCGCGAAATGTGGACAGCGTGTCGATGACCGGTGCGAGCCGAATTGTGGCTTCGCGGACTAGTTCGGAAACCGTCTCACTCTGAGTGAAGCGATATGATGCACGGATGAAGTCAGAGGCGCGATAAAGAGCGGCCAGCTTCTCAGCATCAGTGCCGAAATACTGCCAGTCCTCGTTGCCCCTCAATGCGTGGTAGGCGTCTGCCTCTGATACTGTGATATCCATGCTGGTATTTACTCCAGACACAGGAAAGCCCCGGCGTTTCCACCGGGGCTTTCACTTGTCGGATTAACCGTTGGTGCGGATTGCGACCAGCGGAACAGCCTTGCGATCCTGGACCTTAACGGTCCAAGTGTCGGCGTCCTTGAGTTCTGCGTTGGTCTGCGAAACGCCATTGGTAGGAGCAACGTCGTTGCTGAAACCATATGGGTGCAGGGCGTAGCGGAAGCGGTTGAGGATGGTTTCCTCACCCGAACCACCACCAGCCAGTTCATCACGGAACTGCACCAGCGCGTTTTCTACGGAAGCTGCGCCATATGCGAACATGCCAGCACCGAAGAAATAGTTGGTGTAGATTGGGAAGTTGGCAGTGCCAGCCTTCACCAGATTGTCGGTTTCGATGATGTATGCACCAGCGAAGGTCTCAAGGCCGAGACGGGTCTGGGACGCAGGGACGAATGCGTTCGGCTCAGCAGCGCGGAGGTTGTTCACCACGTCCGAGTGCATAGCGACAACCGACAGATCACCACCCTTATCACCCAGCTTACGACGACCGTTGAGCATGGTTGGGATGCTGAACTTGTTGGTAGCTTCGATGGTGCCGGTGGTGATCGCAGCGTTGTGGACGTAATCAGCGCCACCCTTTGCAACGATACCTTCGCAGATCGCGAGCAGCGCGCTTTCCTCATCCGCGAGACGCAGACGGGCGAATTCCGATGCAGCGAATTCGATGGCGTCGGCGTCAGACGCGAGGTCCGCAATGTCCATGGCCGAGAAGCTGTTCGAACGAGCGATGATGCGAGCGACCATGCTGTTCTGAACGACGTTCTTAGGAACTGCCTTGTTGGTTGGGTCGTCGTTCTGCGAAGTGGCTTCACCACCTACTGGACGCCTCCAGTCACGAAGAGTGGTTTCAAAACCTGCGGTCTGAACCAGCTTAGTGATGCGAGGATCGTTCGCCTGAACAATACCAGACTGACGGAACTTGGAGTTTTCGGTGAGCTTGCCTTCGACGATCTGCTCGAAAGTCTTTACGGCGACGATATTCGTTAGGCGTGTAGTAGCCATGTAGGATAGTCTCCTCTTCTGTTTTCGTAGGCCGACAGTCGAAGAGACTTGTCGGATGCCGAGTTATTCACTCGGCATCCTTATTTATGTCTGGTGTTATCTTGAGTGCTTACAGAGTAGACGCTAGGTCAGTTCGACCAACTTCGATAGCGATCTGCTTTGCCTTTTCAGGCTCAGACCCTGAGAGAACTGCCCATTCACCCATTTTGGAGTTGAAGTTCTCTTTGGTGAACCCGTGCGGTTCAGCAGGCTTAGAGCCATTATTGCCTGTGGCATCAGCACCAGCATTATCAGCAGCACGGATAAAATGAGCGCCGTCTTTGGCGAAATAGCTCTTCGCAAAGTCTGCAATGCTCTTGCCGTCAATGGTGGCTGCGCCATCCTCATACTGAGCCTTGCGGTGCAGAATCGCTTCCACGGCTTCGACCATTTCTGGACGGACGTTGCCGGATGCGATGGCAGCACTGATCGCGCCATCAACGCGAGTGGTGCGCAGTTCGGAGGCCAGACTATCGCGCTCGCCCGTTAGGTCGGCGATGGTCTTTTCCAGCTTCTTATATTCGTGCTGTAGCTTGGCGAGTTCGTCGCCAGCAGCGGCGTTGTCCTCTGCCTCGTCGAGCAGCTTTTGAGCGGCATCAGCTTTGCGCTTCCATTCGTCGCGCTCGCGCTTGAGATCAGCGTTATTCTTTTTGAGGCCCGAAACGTCCTCGGTCGAGGGTTCGGTTGCAGTAGTTTCTGTGGTCATGTCGTCCTCTCAGGCCCAGCCTGTTTGGGTGCGGCCCTGCCGCGTTTCACACCGGCCCAACCGATGCGAACTATTTACCAATTAGGTTGATTGACCGTCTGAAAGAATTAGTAGCACGATACTATGGATCGTTTGGAGTTACCGATGAATTATGAAGTCTATGGGCCGCTTTGGTCGCCCCGGTTCGAGGCTGAGGCGAGCGGAATTGCACTGCGCGTTTTTTGGGATGAAGTTGAAGAGATGTATCCCGGTTTACCGAGGGCGATCGGCATTTATGTATTTTCAACCTGTCACGGCGAGAATTACACGCCCTGGTATGTCGGTAAGACCAATGCAAAGGGCGGTTTTCGCGGAGAGATATTCCAAGACCACAAGCTAAATCACTATGTTGGCGCGAGCCAGAGGAAGAAGGGGCATCCGGCTATCCACCTAATCGCTAAAATAGAACCTGCCCGGGGCAATTTCTGTCGTGCATCAGCCCGTTCTGGGCGGGAAATTGATGAACTTGAGACGGTGATGATTGGAATGGCCCTCCGGGCAAACCCAGATGTGCGGAACTCGAAGAAGACATGGTTCAACAAGAATTGCTCCGTTCCGGGCATCATAGGGCCGGCGGTCAACGGTCGTCCTTCGAAAGCTGTTACGACCCTACGGAATACTTTCGACTTGTGAACTGTCTTATGAAGCTGCGTCTGCTCTCAGCGATTGTCCGATATCAGTCCATTTCAGGCGCTTTTTCTCTTCATCCAGCGTCAGCGTCTCATTGTGGACGCCGCGATCACGAAGAGCATAGAAGAAGCTCTCAAAGGACATGCCACCCCCATTATAGACGTTGAACAGCGCGGTAATCTCATTGGCTTCCATCTTGGCGGGCAGATAGTCGGTGTTTAGCTGATATTGAACGTCGCTGCCGTCGGTCCATTGCGCCACGAACTGCAATGCCTGCGTGATCTTGGCGGAGATATGGTTCGCGATAGAGGCCAGGACTGAGTTTTCCGCACCCTGACGCAACGCCTCAGTCTCGGCGGCTTCCGCGACAGCCTTCTGACGGGCTAGAATGCGCGATGCCACCACGGCCAGCTTGTCTTCCGTGCGATCTAGCTGCCTTTCCAGTGACGGGATGCCGTCACCAGAAGGCGCAACCCATTTCATGTCGGCTTCCGATGCCTCAAACGCCAGAATTGCACCGGGGCTGACGGTCAGCTTTTTGCTTTCGTCGCTCGTAACGCCCTTCGCAAACAACATAGGGGTGGAAATGAACATGTGGCAGGAGGTGAGAAGTCCCTGAATGCGGTAATGGTCGAGGTTTAGCTGAACCACGTGATCCATGATCGACGGCTGGGGCTGGATCGCGTCGTCCTCGCTGATGAGAACAAATGGAATCTCACGGAGCGGCTGGCCATTGCGGCGAGGGACAATCGCGGCATCTGGAACCCATGTGTTGTCGATCTTGCGGTAGATCGTAACGGTGTAGATGCTTTTGACCAATTCGAGAACGCGCACCGTTTCCGCATCGTCCAGAACACGGGCATAGGTAATACCCTTCGTCAATCCCACTGCGCCCCTGCGAACCTCCAAAATCGAATGAGCGGGATATTGCAGCACATAGGGGCGAATGCCCTGCTGAATGGCTTCTGCGGCGCTTGTTGCGCTGCCTGACGGGTGATCGACCAGAAGTCCATGATAGGCGGTCGTCAGATATCCACGGCAAACCTCTTTCGCGAGATCGTTGACGCTCTTGCCGTCGCGGGTGATGAAATCCTTAAGCTGGTTCTCGATAAGACCCTCATTTTCCAGCACAGGGTTGCGCCTGAACATCAGGCCCATGAGGCCGGTCAGAGTGCGATTGGCGGCTGGGTAGAAGGAAACATGATCCTTGAAGGACTTGTATTCCTCCGGCGTTTGCTCGCTGTAGGCTTTTGGAAGATACTTCGTCCCTGCTGCTTTAACAGGATAGTGACCGCCGACCACATCGGCGTTGATATCCCAACGCTCATGCTCGTGAGCAATGTCTGAGTGTGGCTTACTAACGTCCATTGGATACCTCGAAACTAATTCAAGATATTTAGCTTCGCCACATGCCCCCACTTCTCGTGACCGTAACGCCTCCGGCTCCTTGTCCGTTGAGTTTCATCAACTCAGTTAGTCCCCATACAAGCGCGTCCATCCTGTCTGGCGACTTCTTGGTATCTGGCTTGTAATCGCACATCTGCGCTTCAAGCTCTTTGAAGGTATCCGTGTGGAAGACCTGACCCTTGAGGTATAGCTGCTGGACTGGTTCGGCACGGACTAGCTTTGCGCGGGATGCAGTCACGACCTTAACGGGCATATTGCGTCGGTGCGTTCGAATGGTGTGTTCGACCATTTCACCACCATAATTCTTTTCCGCTACGACGAGATCGGCCTCCCAGTTGTCGTAGAGAGACGCGACCTTTTTTGACCATTGCTCAGGCGTGCCCTGAATGGACGCATCTTCCAGAACATAGGCATGTCCATCCCAGCCCAGACCCACGACCACGATGCCGGTCAAGTCGG